ACCTTTGATACTGATTTCTTTTTGGGAGAAGGTCCTTTAGACTTTTTCCCATTTCTATTAGACTTTTTAGCCATAATATAATACTAGTAACTACTAATATTACGACGTTTACGTCGATTTCTTTTCACACTACGGTAATTACCTGTAGTGTATGGATTATACTGAAGAGATGCGTCACAATTAACGCAAGATTCAGTTTCTTTAGATTCGGGAGCGTAAACTGTGTCAGGAATTGATCCACGCAATTTAGGCTGATAAGGAACTTGAGGTTTACTCTGTTCAAAATCTTCTTTCGATCTCGGTCTAAAGGCACTATAATTATCGTCGTTATTAGACACAGACGATTTCTTCGGCAACTTTGATGCGGCTAAACCGTAACCTAAAGCTGCTATTCCGAAGGGTATAGCGAAAATTTTTCTGTAAATTTGGTTACCGTATAAAACAGCAACCGCGTAAGCAGAAGATGTGGGGTCTTTTCCGAATGTAGTTTCGAAAAAGGCTTCGTCAGCAACTTCTTGAAGTTGCCAATCACCGTCACTTAAAGCGTACGATGAGTCGTGTATCTGACAAGCTAAATCTAACTCGTCAACTGGCAATCTAGATCCTTTTGAAGTACTAGATTGTATGCTACCGTCGGAATAATAAAAACCGCAGTAGTTTCTCGTGAAATCCGTTTTGGATTCCTTCACTTACTTTTTCCCTACCTAACCTACCTAATGTGGGAAGTCAACCTAAAGGACGCATTCGCATCCTTTAGATTTATACCTCCAATAAGAATTAGATTTGTAAATTGAAGTATCAACCAGTTGCGGATGATACTTCAACAACCATTGGTACATACCCTCAAATACTTTATACCGAGGAATGTCCCAACAGTAGTTCATCATATGGGATACTAAAGCAGCAGATAAAAACTCGGGCTTTGTAGTCCGAAGATTATAAATGTGCTTAGTAAACCGAACAGGTTTGTATCTAACAAGCCCTTCGTGTTCCCAAATTTCGGTTGAGAAAAATTCGGCACCATTAATTGTGTCATGCAACTTATGGCCCGTAATCCTAATACCTAAACGTGAATATTCAAATATACAACGATCCACATCAAAATCGTCAGGAACCGCCTGAAGCACATCATCCCCTCCACAGACAATATTCATATCCGGGGA